ATAAATTACGCTAAGCCAAGTTGCCCACGCGTAAAATATCACTTTTTAAGCTTCCTGCAAAATCACTCATTACTTTCAGTCATGTCTTCAGTTTCAAGCATTGTAAATAGTTTCCTTTCCATAAACAACAAAACCCAAAAATATCGTCCTTTAAATTTCTCAATAACACCGCTATCTGAGTACGGATCTGTTTATCACAAACAGATCTCTCTCGAATTGGCGCATTTAAATAGTAGTTCCTGGGGCAATACCCTACTTCCAAAAGTCCCTTTAAACGGACTTTGTTGGAAGTTCAGGTATACTCCGCGTAAGCCGCCCCGGCGACGGGGCAAATCGATCACTCTCTGCTCTTCTTCTTTGAGCGCCAGCTCCAAAGTTGAGCGGAAGAGGATGATCGGTTTGCTGCGATCCGCTTTGGGTTTACGCAGCTGTTCATTCAAGCGGATCCCCCGCCAGATACTGTACGAGAAGAAAAGTTATTCCTCAACTTTTCTTTTTGATTTGCTCTACACCCCGGTTGGGGATGCTGGGAGTGGTCCTCAGAAACCCAGTATCTTGGGTTATTGTTCTCGGCGCCAGATCCCCACTCTTCATTCGAACTGCGCAGAGCGCTATTCGTCGTCCCATATGTCTGGGATTTCTTCTGAATTGCAAGTTGACTTCAACTCCGGTCATTTCTCCTTGCAAATCTCCCAAGCCGGGTCTAGCGGTGGTTTCAGCCCACTGTTCATGTCAGGTCGCATCAGGCCTAATACTGATAAGGGCACTGTTAGTGTCCCAGTCAGATATTATGTCCGCTCGACCACTAGAAAAGGGGAGTACTCCATTCAGTCCTATTCCATGTATTTCCCTTCTGATCAACTCCAGCAGTTGATGACCAGTGTGGTCACCGGATATTTTCTCAAATACCCGGACTTGAAATACTTTTTCTCATGCCGCAACGTGAGGAAATTTATTTTACCCGATAATCGTTTCACCACTATTATGGGGAAGCTCCTCAAGTATTGCGGTGCTTCTGATGTTGATGAATCTGTGATACTGGATCACAATCTTAAGGGCGGTTCTTTACCCCGAAATGACGACAAACTTCCCTCTAGTGGATTTAATGCTGTCAAGGTGGGGGTATCTTACAAGGCCGTCCTTCAAAAGCCAGTTTCTCAAGTTCGTCAAGAACGGGCTCCCGTTGCTGAAATGGAAGCATATACTGTCAGGGATGTCGCCCCCGTCAGCGAGCGCAAACACTCACACATGCGCGTCTGGATTAAGAAGGAAGATGCGACGAAGAACGTCTCTTCCGGGGATAAAGTCCAGCATGTCGTGAGCGCAAAGAAGGAACAACCAAGTCCTGGAGTTGTTCGCTCTGGTGTAACTGAATCTAAGGGAATGGCTTATCCCGGGTTGGACAGATTTGTTAAGCCTTTGGAGATCAAAGAAGTGGTCATGAACCCCAATCACAAAGTGTCAGTGGTTACTTTGAAGGGCTTGGGTGTTCTGGAAAAACACTATATTAAAGGTGTTTTGAAGCACTATATCTTCAACAAACTCACCGGTAAGACCTTTAAAGTTTTTAATACTCCGTCAGCTGCCAGAACGTTGTTTAATCTGACACTTCTTAACGGCAGATTCCATGTGGATATGGATGCTCTGACGCCGAGTGGGAAAGCTTTCCGCACTTACGGCAGAGGCTTTTGTTGGTTGGACGCCTTCGCCAAGTATGGCAAAGTTATCCCAGCCTCCGTCCCATTTTCGCAAGCATGTGATATTGGGACTATGTTGTCGGCTGGTATCCCCAGGTCCTTTCTTAAACATGTTCGCAAGAACGCAGAGGGTCTGTTGCATTTTGACGAGAAAACCACATCCTTTGTTAGAATTGAAAACTTTTATCAGAAAGTCGGTATGGATGATCTCGAAAACAAAGTCAACCTGAATTGTCAAAACTTTGACGTTGTTTTTGAGCAGATGTCAAAAAATGTCTTAAATAAAGCCACGCCTAGGAGTGATAATGTGACTTTCACCTCTGTGCTCCAACAAGCCGCTAATAAGATAAATGACTGGACTGACAGGAAGGCAGACTTGTCTATATATACTTCGCTGACCACTAAACAAAAGCGGATCATATCAGACTTGTATCCCCACATGAAATTCAAGTTTGTTGATACTTCTTACTCGTCGCACCCAGTGTTTACTGTTATGCGTAGAGTCACAAATTTTTCACTCTACAAACTGGTTGGTTTCAACAACTTTGTGGATTTCGGTGGTCATATACCAACTTTGATTGAATCTGGTGCAACCAACATGCATTGTTGTAGTCCAATTGTAGATAGTAGAGATGCTAAGCGTCATGTTGACGCAGGTTTGTTTCTGAATCAATCTGTGGATATTCCCTCACAGTTCACTATCTGTAACAAATTGGCACAAGAGTGTGATGTAAAATTCAACAGAGCTATCATGGTTGAAGTGTATGATATGTCCCTTGTGGATATTGCAAAAGCTATGTTGGCTCATGACAGTTTGAGGTGTGATTTCTCTCTCTTACTACCAGGAGAGTTGTTGACAGAGTTCACGACTTTTAATGTATTGGACAATGGTTGTCGAATTGTTAAGAGAGGAGACCTTGTTGATTATTATCTTGGTGAAAGTGCTGAGGCTTACAGCCATGTCTTGTCAAATCTCATTCACATTATGACTGATAATTTAGTAGTCGTTGATGGTATCGCCTTTAAGAAGACCTTGGAAAACTCCTACGGTCCCTTTAGACACTACTCCGTCACCAAATTAGAGTCCTTCCCCAAAGGCAAAACCAGATTCTCTACCATGTATGATTTGAGTAACAAGAATTTGATGATGGTTAAGATCCCAGACACCAACGTAAACGGTGGTGTTTCCTTCGTGGATTTTCTGGTTGACAAATCTATGCTCATGAATATGATAGAATACTCTGCCAATTGTGTTGAAAATTTCAACAGAAAGGGTTTTGAACATGTTTTCTCTCAGTATAGATCCCGTAAGAATTATGTTATTTATAATGGTAAAGTGATTCATGAGCAAGTGGATATCCCCCCTAATCTGGTTGCCGGTTTTATTTCTGTTATTATTGCTGAAGGGATTAGGATGTCCGAGAAAACTCATTACCTCGCCAAATATACGTATTATTCGTATTACGCACCGGGTATATTTAACTGTCTTTTTTACAGTTTGAAAGCGGTGTGGTTAAAGGCGAAATCCTGCGCTTACGACAAAGTACTGAGATTTCTCGAAGTGATTTTTGGTGAATGGATCACTAAAGCGGCTCGGGAATCTGGTTCTCGAATCTTTGAGGTGAATCCGTACGTTTTCACCGAACAAGAAATTCATGTTACCAACGATGGTGAAGTTCATCAAGTTTTGACGAATACTTTTCAAAAATTTGTTGAGACCAATGTCAAACTTGAGCAGACTATGGAGGATGCGGTTGACTTACAGAAATTAGATGAGGCTGTCAATTCAGGTGGGGCTGGACGTGTGAACTTCCAGATTCTCTCAAAAATTTTTTATTGGGTGAGAGTTTTATTTGGACCTACTGTTCAAGTTGTTAAACTCGGCACCAGGATGTTTTCAGCTTTTAGGCATTTTGCTGCTAGTGCTACTAAAAATTTACAGGCAGCCATCCGCAGTATTGGTAGATGTCTTGGGCAAGTACCTGGACTTCTATTGTCAATCCTGGTTTCACCAGTTAAGTTCTTGTACTACCTCACCACATCCCCTGTGGCGACGATAAAATCCATCTTTTCTTGGTTGGGATCTTTGTTTAGCAGCTCCAAAGAAGAGCTTATTAAACAGGAAACTGCTGAATTGGAGGAGGATAAATTGTGGGCTACAACCATTATCAACGCTTTTTCTTCCGATGACGTGGATGAGGTGTTGAAAGTGCAGATGAACAATTTAATACTGCCTGAGCATGTGATGCCGAAACACGTATACGAGTATGTCGGTATCGTGCATGAGATGGAAAGAGTCATCTCTGAAGACTTGTATCATCACATTTGTTTGGATGACACTGTCAATTCCGGTGGAGGGTCTTTGAATTTCAACTTTAAAAGATTTTCAAGTAAACTTGAACATTTTCTTACGGTGTGCGAGTATTGGGCTTTCCGCTCCATTGGTTGCTCAAATCCGAAGGTGTATGCTTTGGTTAAGAACGAGCAGATGAAGATGAGGTTAACAAAATTGAAGATACTTCGAGATAAATTGAATTACATAGATTTGGATACTGAAGTTACTACTCATAACAAATTCTTTAAGAAATTGGTTAATTATTTTCGAAAGGTTTGGCTTAAGTTTCTCAACAGGGTTGACCAAATTAAATTGATGACGTTGCCTTTAAGCAAGTGTATGTCTTATAGGTGCAGTCGAATTTATAGGCGCATAACGTCTGATGATTTCAAGAATAAATTGTTGGAGTTGTTCTTTGATGGGGCCATTTCAATGTTTTGTACATTGATTTCTCAAGCTTATAGTATGAAATTTAACCCCATCAAGATTGTTCTATCACCAATTTTGAGCACGTTTTTGAAATATACCTGTCACTTGTTCCTGGGTACTAGTGATCCCATTGTGCCGTTGATCGCATCATCGCTCATCATGGGTGAATCTGAAGTGTCTAAGAACAAATTGGCGCTTGTTGTGGGTTCTTATTTCCAATTCAAAACTGGTTTGTGTGAGACATTTTCTCGTACCAACACATTTAGAGGTGCTGTAAATGACTATATAGCCAAACACAACCTATTCTCTATTACGAAATACATACTTAAAGTTTTGACAACAGAGTTTGGCATCTTTTGCGTATGCATAATAGGATTCTTCAATTTGAACCCACAATACGCTATGCTCTTAGTGGTTGCGTTGCTGGTTTACCAGAGGTTTTACTCTAAACTCGTCAATATCTCAAATGTGGCGATATCGTTGAATCAATCTGTATCTTCACTGCAACCTATTGGAAACCTGAAGAAGGCATTGAAGACAGTCAATCAAATGAAATTCAAAAATGACAATATCACTCGACCTTCAACCAGTGAGGATGATCCTCCACCTCCTATTCGTGATGTGATAGTCAACAAGAAGGATACGAAGATGGTCGCGATCGCTGATTCTATAGATTTCATTGTTGATGAATCGGACATTGCGGCGAAACGCATGAAGTACTTAGCTATGCGGCATAAGTATATCACAGAGAAACTGCAGTGTCATGACGCTCAGGTCCCATTCTGTCCTGACGAGCAACTTAGTCAGGTCAAGAAGGAGAGTGATGTCGATATCGTTACACCAAAGGAATATTTGTGTTATCAAGATGATCTTTCAGCTTTGGAGGAGAATATGGATGTGTTGGTCAAAGACCGTCAATCTTTGGAGAAGTATCGATTGGCGTTTGGTGTTAAAACTCGAGTTGATATGCCAACTCCTAACTCTTTAAAGAAGCCGGAGTATAAAGTTCGTAAACCAATTTGGGATCTTGATGAAGAATTTAAAACCGTGCCGCTGGACGAAAACTGTCATGAGGGTTTTGATGGGACATCTCAACAGCAACCTAATAATGGTAAGGGTAAGTGCAAGATTGTCGAGTTGGATGCCGAAGAACCAGTGAGATTGAGCAATCCGCCTATTACTGACCCATCAGCAGGATCTTCTTTCACTCCTAGGGCTGAAAATGTCCAGATCGCTAAAGGGGAGTTACCCGGTTCGATCGTTGTGCCTCCCAAATATAGAGATGTGTTCTGCGATTTTTTGAACAATTACCCAGTTAGCAGAAGCAGTTCTTTTGTAAACGGTTCTGATGACGTGAGAAATTCGATTTTGGAATTTGCTCACATTGAAACCGCGAACTTATCCAATAATTTGGGGAAACTGGAAAGGGCAATCCATTTATATGGGTTAGGTCATGTGGAGCTGAGGGCTCTTCAGGTACAGGTGAATGATTCCGAATTATATTTTTATCCGGGATTTGGTGAGTGGCGTGTCTTAAGCCCAGCTGCTTATACTGCTCCGAAAGCGGTTAATTATTGCGTTGACTTGGAGAAAGTTCTTCAGACCTTCCCTAGGGATGGGCACAAAGTTTTGTTCTCATCTAAAGACTTTGAGGTCGGTTATTCCAACATGAAATTAAAGTCTTTGGATAGATTCAAGTTCAATTTCTCACCGATTTCTAATGATAGGTTGGTGCAATGTGAATTGATTAACAAACCACCTGGCAGTGGAAAAACCACTGAAATTTGCGATAGAATGGTTAATATGATCAACTCCAATCGTACAGTTTTGGCTCTTACAGTCACTAGGGTGGGTAAGGCTGAATTGATCGCTAAGCTCAAAGAAAAGAATGTACCCCGTTGTGATAGTTTGGTGAAGACCTTAGATGGGTTTTTAGTGTCTAAGCGGGTTTGTGCAGTGGAACATTTGTTCGTCGACGAATGTTACATGGCTCACTCTGGTGAGATATTGGCTGTGATAAGTATGATTGATAGTAGGAGAATTTCCCTGTATGGTGATGTTAATCAGATTCCCTACATTTGTCGCTTACCACATTTCCAAGCTAGATACGCTAATACAGTTTTTAAACGTATGACTCCACGATATGATGCCATATCGTATAGGTGCCCTGCTGACGTGTGCATGATACTTTCAACCACCAAAGATTCTACTGGTCGTCTTATCTATCCGAACGGAGTCAAAGCAGTAAAGAATGAACGTTTGAGGACAATGAACAACGTCCCTATTCATGGAATTGAATCTATCCCAAAGGATGATGATGCGACTTATGTCACTTTTACCGTGTCCGAGAGGGATGAATTGAACAAATTTTTTAAATGGTCTAAAGTGAAGACTGCTAATGAGATCCAGGGTGGAACTTTTAGTAAAGTATATTTGGTCAGATTGAGGACGTACAACAATCCATTATATGAGGATGTAAATCAGTTCGTTACGTCCATTTCTAGGCATACCGAAACTTTTAACTACTATGTCCCTTACAATGTGATGGGCGATAAAGTATCAGCCATAACATCTGGATTGAACAACATAGCCGACCATGTAATCGCCCAGTTCGGGTTCAGACAGTGCGTTTGACACTTATACTTTAGTCTTGGACAGCGTACCTTTAATGTGTACCACTGCGAAACCAAGCTTGTCATCAGTGTTCGCTGTGAATGATTACATGAATTTGGTTTTTCCCGAGATGTCGGGTTATGACTTTATCACGAGGACATTGCGATTTGAATTCAGTGGCTGGGACCTGCCAGCTCTTGAAGATCTCAAGTTGATCCCCTCTAAGAGTAAGGCTTATACCCCACAGTCTGTGTGTTTGCCCATGTTGATGGGAAAAGGGGAACGTGCTAGACCGAATACTTGGAAACAAGTTATTCTATCTTTGTCTAAGAGGAATTTTGCAGCCCCACGTATTAACGAGGATCATGATATCTCAAGGTCCGCTGACGTTTTGTTCAAATCCTTTTTGAATTGTTTGGATGAGCGGCGCAGTTCAGAGTACTTTGAGGTTTTGGAGCCAGACTTCAATAAAATAAATAGTTGGCTTACCAATAGGGATGGTGCTAAATACAAGAGTATTCTTGCCTCCTTCGATGGTAGAACTTGGCAAGAATCTCTGAATAATTTGAGGTTGATGGTTAAGGGAGATTTGAAACCAAAAATGGAGAATTCTGGGCTCGAAACATATACCCCACCCTCAAATATTGTTTATTATGAGAATATTGTGAATATGTATTTTAGCCCCATTTTCTTAGAGATATATCACAGGATTAATTATTGCATGAAGTCCAACATTATTCTCTATAGTGGTTTGAATTTAGATGAATTGGGAGAATTGGTTAAGTCCAAACTCAAATTTCCTCTAAATCAATATCATTACACTGAAATAGACTTCTCGAAATTTGATAAGTCTCAAGGCCATATAATTAAATTGTATGAGGAATTGGTTTACAAGTTCTTCAAATTTTCTCCCAACTTATATGATAATTTCAAATTATCGGAATATTTTGTTAAGGCGAGTTCTACAGCTGGTGTGCAATTAGATTTATTTTGTCAACGTAGAACTGGTAGCCCTAACACTTGGTTGTCTAACACTTTGGCTACTCTTGCCATGGTGCTGACAGTTTACAATGTCGATGACATTGATTTGATCTTGGTTTCTGGGGATGATTCCTTGATTCTTACAAGAAATCCCATTCCAAATTTGACCGATAGGTTGAACGTGGATTTTGGGATGGAAGCCAAATATCTGAAATCTCCTGTGCCATATTTTTGTTCAAAATTTTTGGTCGAGTTGAATGGTATCATCAAAGTTGTTCCTGATCCCGTGAGATTTTTTGAAAAGTTGAGTGTCCCAATAACTGTACAAGATCGTCATTGTGGAACTGTGTTGCGAGAGCGGTTCACTTCATACCGTGACCTCCTGAAAGATTACTTTGATGACAATGTCATTAACAATGTTGAGTATTTGACATCTATAAGGTATAACACACCTTCGGGTAGTGGTTATGCAGCCTTTGCTTACATACATTGTTTATTGTCTTCATTTAAGAATTTTGAGAAATTATTTGACGATTCGTCGATAATAGAAATATGATTGATTGGATCATCTGCCTTTTAGTAATTTTGTTCGTTTTCATTGTTATTAGTCCTTCGAACTCCGGTTTCATCAGATTGACAAAGAAGGGTATTTAGAACCCTTGGTGTTCGAAATTCGTTGGTTTTCCTGCTTTCGTTTCGTCCTGTTGGACTCCGTGACTGACGTAGTCCGCGCATAAAACTTAAGACACGCGATGAACGTCAAAGCCGGTCTGGACTTTGGAACCACCTTTTCTACGATTAGCAGTTTGGTGGGATCAGAATTTAAAGAGCTGTGGTTGGACAAATCACCATTCATCCCTTCGGTCTTGTCAATCTTTGACGGAGACAAAGTCTTAGTTGGTGAGATGGCGAAGAATGTAAAAAATTTTTCTAAGTCTTATACTACTTTCTATGATTTGAAACGTTGGGTTGGTGTGTCTCAACGGAATTTTGAAAAATTGAAGAATAAGATAAATCCTGTGTATAAATGCGAGTTCAAAGAAAATGATTGTTACATCACTGGGGTTGGTACGGCGGTTAGGACCTTGCCCGTTAAAACCATAATAAACAACTACATAAAGATACTCGTTAATCTTTTTGAGGATCAACACAATTGCAAAATTGTGGTGTTGAATGTTTCCGTGCCAGCGGATTATACCACTAGGCAACGTGTGTACATGAGGACCATCCTCGATAATTTGAACATAAAGGTCGAAAGAATGGTCAACGAACCATCTGCAGCGGCACTCTACTCAACATTCAAGAATGCAGAGTATGAAAATTTTGTGATTTTCGATTTCGGAGGTGGTACTTTCGATATTTCTTATGTCAAACGCGATGGTAACAAAGTTATGATCGTGGACACTTGCGGAGATTTGTTCCTAGGTGGTAGAGATATAGATCGAGAAATCTCGAGATATATTTTTAGTCGTTTCGGTTTCAAACCTGCTGAATTGTTGATAAGTAATTTGAAAGAGGATACGACGAATTCGAAGTCCACCAAGTTTAACATACTGTCGGAAGATTTAGTTGTGAAAACCATTGACTTCGACAAGAGAATCCTGGATGAGTTGGTTGCCCCCTATTCTTTGAGAGCGTTGATGATGTTGGATTCTATTATAACCAGAAACGGTATAACAAAATGTGTAGTGTGCATGGTTGGGGGTTCTTCATTGTTAGACAAAGTCTACGACGATGTACAAAAATTTTGCAAAGCATATGATTTCGACATCGTGAGGGATAAAAATCTGAGGCTGAGTGTGTCGTACGGTTGCACCGCACTTCACGCAATGTCTGATGATAAAGATTTTTTATATATAGATGTGAACTCACATAGTCTGATAGACTTCGGGGTTCATATGCGTCCAGAAATCATCGTGAGGAAACCAATGCCCATTCCGTACACCCACATTGTGGATCGCAGAAATGACCTGTCTTTCGAAACATCTGTCGTGGTCCTTGAAGGTGACAGCCCTTGTATGTTAGATAATGACCTTATATACTCCGCAGGTTTTAGTACCACGGATGTGTCTAAGATCAACGAGGGTTATCGTTTGATGTATACCTTGGATGTGGAAGGTAACGTGAGCGTTAAACTTTCTGATAAGACAGGTCAAGTCGAAAGAGAATTGACCAGCTCCATTGACCACTCCTTTAAAGTAGTACCATTAGAATTGGAACAAGTCCAATTGAGTACTTCACAGAAATACTCAGCGTTGGTCTCTATGAGTCGATACTATGGTGTTAATGAGGTTTTGCACAAATGTAACGTGCTATTACCCTTTACAATAAAAAATATAGTGTCGATTAATGGAGGGTTTGATAGATTGTTTGATTTCGTCAGAAGTAGAATTGGAAGATTTTCAAGTGGTTCCTCAAGAGAGTCAGAAAGTGTTTAGGGTAACTCTTTTCTTTGGGGATAAATATAAATTGTATTATATTTCAAATAATAAGGATTTTCTGGGAACATTGACTATTATTAAGGAATTACATAATCACAATTATTTTTTGGAATTGTTAAGGTTCTTACCATATATTAAGGAAGTATGGAATTGAGCAGAAACGCTTTGTTTAGAAGGGTGTTCGAGGCTTTGCACTTCAAATCTAAAGTAGATAAAGAATTCGATGAATACATAAAATTTTTGAAATCGGACATCGTAAGGTTGAATCGACAGTCATTTGTCAGTTCGCAAGGTGGATTGAGAAAGAAATACGAGAGTAAATTTTACCTTAAAGATGGTTTAATAATGGAAGGTGATTTAAGTATAGACGATGTGATATTTTTGATGTGTGACTACTTTTCTAATTTTAATGTTGATTATAAAGTGAAATCACCTTACCCGATAGCAAATGTGATTGGGTTTTATTCACATCCTGAGACAACCGAGGTGTTAGAGGTTTACAAGGATAAATCACTGGAGCAAATAGCTGCGGACAATCCTACTTTGGGTTGCAGGTATACAAAGGCCCAGGTGTTGGAAAAATATCCAGAGTTATCAGGAGCTTCACTAGAGTTCACATATAGATTATCGAACTCGTTGGGTAGGTTGGTGAAACCAAGTGAATTAAGTTCCGGTGACTTGAAAGTCTTCGAGGTGAAACGTTTTAGTCAGAAAGTTTCTGAAATATCCGAGGACCCTGTCTTAGGGAAACTTTGTGAATACATCGACGATTACATTACAGTGGAGAGTAGTGAGGCAGACCAGAAATTATTCGGGAATATGATCACTATGTGTTCGTTAATTTATATACAATTAGACCCTAAGAAAAGAGACGTCCTTTATCAGAATGAAGTATTCAGAGGATTGTTGTACAAATTGATCAGAAGGTTTAAAAACTCCGTGGTCAATGGTGAAACGCGATTCAATTTGTTGAATGTTTTCAATGCGGAGTTTGCAGACGACGTCAAAACATTGTTTAATTGTGACATTATCGTCGACCACATCAAAGCCATAAGATCTCCAGAGATATCCAGTAGGGAAATTTTTGATGTAGCAATACTGCGGGATATAGCCTTTAAGACTAAGATGAGTATGCAGCACAAGGACTTAAGTCATTGTTTAAGTGAGCGATCAGATGTGGTGTTGTTACAGATATTCTGTGATTACTTCAACGAAATATTTTCAATATCTTCCAAGGAATTAGTAGAGGCCCTAGTGTTAGTTTTCTTTTCATTTTTGTCAACTTCGAATAAAATACTGGACAGAAATGAAGAGTTTTCATTTCAATATAAAGCTGACAATGGTGCGACTCGGGATTTGACACTGAATTCAAAGCATTTTTTATCCTATGTTGAAGGGAGAAAGGATGCATTAGATGCTCGAGATGTTAAGAGGAATATATACAGGTTGTTCTGTTCTAAACGAGCGAATTATGCAATAATGGTGAATGAACAATTCGGGTTTAAACCAAACCTCTTCTCCGTCTGTAAATTGATTCAAGGTCATATGAGAATTGATTTCTGGAAAGGACTTCGAGTCGAATTTTTGACACAAGAGGAGGAGAAAAGTTATTTGTTATTGAAGGCCATTACTGAATATCACTCGAGACGTGATGAGAAAAGTAAAAATAATTATTATAAATTGATTGGTATAATTTGATTGTGAGCTTTTGTTAGTGAAATTGCAATGTCGGTTGATCACGCGAGCATTGTAGGGGTGTTTAGCAAATTGACTGGTGGTAGGACCAACTATGAAAGAATCAAGAAATTACCGAATAAAGATAAATCTCAAAGTGAGAAGGATGTCGAACAAGATTTCGAGAACACTTTCAGACTGTACTTACATGACGTGGCCCTGTTGACCAAAGAATCTTTGAAACAATATGGGTTGAACCCAATGCCTGTTGGATTGCCTCAAGATTTGATCGATGAGTATAAGACGCTCGTTGAAAAGATATCGGCCACAGTGGAACAACCAACGGAACAAAAACATGATTCTGCAAAGACTGCAGGGTCAGAACAAAAGTTTGACAGTATGAAGTGGGGTTCTACTACTAGCAGTCAGGGTAAACCCTCGGATCTGTCGTTCAAATCAAAGATGAAAATTAAGGTTCAGGCTGCCAACGAGTTGACACCTTCCCAGGTCGGTATTTTCAAAGATGTGGTGTATGACTTTTTTCGTACAGCGGTTTTCAATCTCAAAACTGACGAAAACATACCGATGGAAATGTGGTCTGCTGCATTCGCGTCATATTTGGCGTCTTTGGTCGAGCAGAGTACTTCGAGGCAAAACATATCTAATATTAACTTATTAAACAGCTTTGAGGTCAATGAAAAAATTTACGAGTGGAATCGAGCTGATATCATGCGCGCTATTTATGCGAAGTTTGATGAGATGAAGATCCCGAATGCGGAGAGAAGGTTCATGCGAGCGGAATACGAGAATAATCAAAGAATACTCGCAAACGCAGGTTTCGTACCTTCTCAAAGGTTAGCTGCGCAATGGGGAGTGGCAGGACCTTACAGAAGTAATGTCAGTGATTGCACACCATTGTACAAGTCAATGGCCAGTGCCAAGGAACAAACTGCGCAAATGGCAGCAACAGAATATGCCACCACTAAAGGTGAAGAGAGTTCGGATGTTGTTCATGTTTCTCAAATTATGGGGTCGAGAAGAAGGAGGTAATAAAAATAATTTTTGGCTATGGAATTTCAAGAAGTTTGGAACGTTCACGGCGATCTTACCACTAAACTTAGCGCACTGCTAAACATAAGTGGTTTTAAACGCAATTTTTACTGTAAACGTTATGTGGACATCAGGTTGGGAAATAGGTCTGGGGCTATAACCACTAGAATGTACTTCCCTGACCATGTGTCGCAGAAAGCTAGAGTTTCAATCATATCATTGAAAGATGGACAGTTTAGTTCTGGTGATGATAAAACCATTTTTAAACATTTGGTGGACAAACCGACTAGAAGTTTCAACTTCGATGGCAAATTGCATATATCTATGCAACTTAACAGGGGAGTTTGGGAGATATCGTTATCGGGTTCAAAAATTTGCGAGATAGTTGCAGTCAATGCGAACAATCAAGTTCATTTCTGTGTCGGGGAGATTCAAAGTAAACTATTCACAGAGTATTTAAAACTTGTTGATAAGTATCAACATAGTTACAAAGTCTTGGACGTGTCCATTTCTGTGTTCATCGATGATATTTCGCGAAACGCAACTAAATGCAAATTGACAACCGGGCAGGCTATCTCATTCGACGATGCAAAGGGTTGTTTGGAGGACAATTTTGATCTGATGGCTTTGGTGTTAAACTTAAACGATGGGTTCGTCGGTCCTCGTTATGAGACTTCAGAGGTAGATGCTTCACGAGCGTTACATCCGTCATCAGACGGGTTAATACGTTTGTACGACTGTTTCGATTTGCCTGATGAAACTGATGTTTGTGGGCTGGTGATAAAAAATATGGCCATGTTAAACACACCAGTCGATTTAATCATCCAATTCTGGATAGGTGACGGTGATAAGAAAGTCGAGTTTGTGACGAGATGGGGAATGGGCAATACAGTCAATGTTGAATTTTGGTTCAATGATGATAGAGAGCATGCCCAAAGTAAAGACTTTGTGAAATATCCAACTGAAAATCAATCATTTGTGATTGGTAGAAAGTTTTTATTGGGGTATCACAAGGATGAATGGCGCAATAGATGGTATTACAACCTAAATGGAATCGATATCGGATATGAACCTGGTAGGTTAGTGTCAAAAACGAGATCCTTCGGAACTGAACTGCAGTTCAAAGCGACTAAGGAACCTGCCAGGACCTTAGGAGACATTCTTCATTTAAACATGAATGTATATTACTTAAAGGTGTTACCTCAGGACATTCGAGCGATTTTGAGGCAATCGAGGTCTGCGCATGTGAGTAGAGTGATAAACAATCTCAAACCAGCGGGTGCGATGAATCTGAACGATGTGAGTGATGTCAACGATTTCTTCAACAAACCGAACAACCCTCCTAAGAGGGGTGTAGAGAGCGAACCGAACACTGCTTCAAAGAAACAGAAAGTCTTAGACTCGAAATTAAGTGGGATGTTCGAGAAGCTGCGGCCCTTTGGAAAGTCAAAATCGATGAATGACAGGCAACCCTCCGTTACTGGTAATGTTGACAACTCAACTCAATCTGAAAAGGTTCTTGAAGTGTCACAACAAAAGGTGGTGGAAGTGGATCGACCCAAATCATTAGATGTGGAAAGTTGCATCGACCCAATCTTAATGCACCATATAAATGTGTCTGTGGATGAAGTCAAAGGTTTGTTAGGTGTGGATTACGAGATGACAACAAAGATATTATTTCAGATAGCAATATTGAAAGGAACGTCGCAGGAAATGGTGAATGACAGATCATCACTATTCCGTTTCGAAGAGGTTCCGGCGAAACTGGTGAAACCGAGGGATATAAGCTTAATATTCTTCAAGAACAACCCAAAAATTAATTTATTAAGGACGTTTTGCAGGCTCAATTCTCAACATATATTGGAAATGTTGCGAATTGGTGTACTTACACCAAATCGAAAGTTCGCGCTGGATTGTGGATTACCAACGAGGTACTCTTATTTGGCAGGTGACTTTTGGGACTTTAATTTGTTGAACCTCACGGAAGAGGAAGAAGGGGTCATACGATCTGTGATACGAAAACCTATTTCGAATTCGAAAAGTTTGATCCATTACAATCAATTGCTCAATTAGAAATATGATAAAGGGTGGTGGTGTTACCGGTGACGACACCTTTGACGTGAGAAAATTGAAAGTCGGCATAACTAGCAAGTGTTTTGAGTATATCACCAAATGTGCTTTAGAATGCAGGGAAATATCAACTTTGCGCGTTAACAGAGTTAACAATATGATAGACAATTTAAGATTTTGCGAAAAATTCTTCTCAGAAAAATCGGACTTGAAAATAGAAGTCGAAGATCATGCTGCAAAAAATTTTTTCACAAATGTGTTGAACATCAGCAATGATATTTTAACAAATAACGATGAGATCTTAGTTAAATGTTACGAGGCTTCTGAAGTGCAACAATTTTGTCGCGATTTAATAGTTCTGTGTACATTGTACGTAAATAAATGTGAAGACAACATATTGAGTGACTTAGAAATGAAGTATATTTACAATTCTAGTCCGAGTGACATTACAACAGCACAACTTCAACAGAAGTTGGTGGATAGAATGGTAGGTAAATACGTATTTTCAAATAACGTAGAGATGTCGATCGACATTTCCAAACCGTTCCTAAAAGAGTTTCATAGGTACGTGCGCGGAATTTATTTCGTTTGCCGTAGATCCGTCTCAACCTATACAAAAAATTTCAAAGATGAAGTCATTATACGAGTAGAGATGGTAAATGGAATTGGTATGAATATGGGTTTAAGAGTAACACTCAGCAACTGATAGTAGTTTTGAGCGTTTATTTTACAAAATCAATCTTTAATTTACAAAGCTCGCGCATTGAACATGGCATCCAAGATAACGATGGTCGGAGACTCCTCAGACTCTCGCTCGAGTGGACCACTGCCAGCATACGCCGTGCAGTTTCTCTGTTTTTTGACAGAGTTGTTTCGCCGCATTTATTGCAGCATCGAAACACCTCTGTTTGTCACAGAGGAGGAGATAAACACCTTGACGGTGGCCATCTCAACATTCTCAAAATTCTTTGAGAATGAAAAATTTTTCTTCAAAATAAGTACAGTCGCTAGCAACGATTGTATTCATGCTGAAGACCTTGACAGGATTACCCGCGGTCTGGACCCTTTCAGCATGTTAATGATGACTGGAGCGGACCTGGTCACCCTGATGAGGGATATCGAACTCTACTGTGAATTTATTTTTGCATTTTCATGCGGAAATTTGATCAGTAGAATGGATATCATTGAAGAGCAACTTGCTTATTCGCACAGTTCAACAATCATTCATAGAATGGATGAGTGTTTGAAAAGGCGATGGGTGAGGAGAGCTTTCCAAGGGGTTCGGATGGAAGTTAGCTTCAATCCGGCAGTGGAATCTGAAATTAAAGAACTTATCAAAAAGTTCGGTAAGAACAGAGGTTCCATTGAGTTTGTCAATGCCTTAAAACTAGTACTCGACAACAATGTGATGTTCGATGTATTTGTGAGGCATGACAGGCCCCATGCTAGGTTCTACAATATGATCTTTCGCTCAATCTCACCTTGAGAGAGAGTTAGAGATCTGATAAATAAATAAAATATATATTATAATTAAATAGTATAATATATATATATCTAAATAAAAAGGGGGCATCTTGAATACCGATTTAAGTCCTCGGTCAATAACCGACACAATAGTCGTGGTTACTTATAAAATCCAAAGCTAATAAAGCGAAGCTTAAATATGTTCCAATGTATGGAACACACCTGCTTCGCCTTAGTAAATAAAAGGTG